ACACCTTGACATCAAATCAAGATACTGTAGACTTTGTATTAATCAATAGAAATATAGGTCTTGTTAAAAGGGTTGCAATTTTAAGTCAGTTTGATACAATCGCAGGGGCAGATACTTCGGTAAGTATTACAGTCGCAGCTAAAGAATTTGAAGGCGACACTTACGCAGAGTTTATATCAACTGTATTAGACACAGTTGCAGAGGCAAGCTCAATTTTAATGAAAAGTGAAATTTCTACAATTGCATTTTTAGCTCCATATACGAATGTGGCTGCAGGTACGGTAGACACTTTGCATTATCAGCCAATTATAAAATTTAACAACTCTTATAGATATTATAGAGTTCGTTATATTTATTCGGGAGAAGATTATACAGGTGAAGGTATTAAAATTGATGCATTAGAATTTAAGTTTTATTATTAACCAATTAGGGGTGATAAAACACCCCTTTAATTTTATTATTATGATAGTAAACGATAAACGATACGGAAAAATTCCAGTTTCAGAGGCAACGGCTAAATTTCTTAAAGAAAACGGCCAACTTGTTGAAGAAAAAGAGAAAAAAAACGTACCTTTACAAAAAGAGTTAAAGGAACGAAAAACAAAGGAAATTAAACACCGTAAAACAAAATAATTATGGAAACGAGAGTAACAACCGACATTACAACAGAACCAGTTACATTGGGAATAATGCGATATTTCTTAAAGTTCGCAGATACCGATACAAACGAAGATGCTCTAATTACTGCAATGATTAAAAGTGCAAGGCAGTTATTAGAAAAGTCTTTAAATATGAGTTTTGCCGAAAAAACTATTAAAGTGTTATTCTCTAAAGATGATTTTGTTGGTGGGTTTGCTTTTATGCCTTATCCTCCTTTTATTTCTATTGATACTGTTAAATATATATTAAAAGATGGTACTAAAACAGAATTAACAGAAAATGATGGTTATTTTTTATGTGGATTAAACACCAAAGAGCTTACAGTAAGTTATATTGATAGTGGAACTATTGAAGTAGTTTATAATACGGGTTATGGAGGTGATACTGAAACGTTGCCTGCTGTTTTTACTGAATTAATTAAAAAACAAGTTGCTGAGTGGTTTAATAATCGTGAAGATTACTATGCTGGCACAATGTCAAGTGAGATTTCTGAAATTTGTCAAACATTTAAAACTTGGTTATGAATAATAAGAAAACAGGTGCAGGTCAGTACAATAAATTAATTCAGATTTGGAGAATAACAAATACCGAAGACGGACAAGGCGGAGGAACAGAAAGCTCAAAAAATGTTATTAGTGTTTATTGCTCAAAGGATGCGATGTCAGGAGATAAGGCTTTAACATATGGTCAGTTGTCCGCTCAAAGAGTTCATAAGTTTAGAACACGTTATTTAAGGAATATGGAAATTAAAAACTCTGATTTTCTTAAATATGATGGTCGTGAGTTTATTATTAAAGAGTTGATTTGGAATAGCTCAGAGGTTACTATTATTGGGATTGAAAAAATATGATTTCTTTAACATTGCCAAAAAGCGAATTAGCAAAGTTTAATCGAAGCATTAATAATTTATCTAAAAAAGGTAAACAAAAGATTAATAATGAGATACAAAGGTCAACTTTGAATGTTTCGCACGATGCCAAAAGCAATGCCGCAAGAAGTAGCTCTTTTTTAGCAAGTAAAATTTCTCCAGACATTAAGAAGATGGAGGGAACGGTAACCGCAAACAGTAATTATGCTCCTTATGTTGAATTTGGAACCGGTAACCGTGTTTTTAAAACATCTAAACATAATTTTACAAGCGAAGAGAAAGAATATGCAAGTCAATTTAAAGGTAAAGGACTTAAAGCAGTAAATTTACCATCAAGACCTTTTTTATTCCCTGCATTTTTTAAAGAGCGAAAAGAATTTTTAAAACGAATACAAAAAATATATAAATGAAAGACCCATCAAGTGAAATATTAAAGAGTGTTTACACATTGCTAAATAACAATTTAGTAGTCGATACTGTAAATTATCCTGTATATTCTATCGTGCCAAACGATATTGAGTATAATTATGTTCACATTAGCGGTCTTAATTTAACAGATAACGGAACTAAAGACAGTTATACATCAATGGTTGCTATATTGTGTGATGTTGTTACAGGTGGATTTAAAAACAGAGGCACATGGACAATTGCAGATAGTATCGCAAATCAATTACAAGTTTTATTCGTAAGAAAGAATTTAACTTTTACAAATTTCAAAACAAGTGTATTACCTTTTCTTGAAAGCAATTTACAATTAGAAGAAAAGACAGATACGGGATTAATTTTAAGAAAAGAGCTAAGATATATTTTTAGCGTACAACAAATTTAGAAGGAAAAAATAATGGATGGAACAAATTTTTTATTCTCACTTGCAGGTGTAACCGTTAACGGAACAACCTCTCAGAATTTAGAAACTGCAATAGATATGCGAGAAACTACTACTAAAGATAGTTTAAAGCATAAAACATATGAAGCTGGTGAAGATGGCAGCACTATTACAGTTGAAGGTAAAATAGATACTTCGGCAACATACTCAATTACCGATTTAAGAACAGCAGCAGCAGCTAAAGCATCAATTGTTTGCGTATATGGAGAGGGAATTAGTACAACTGGTGGGCGTTTATTAACATTTAATGGTTTAATCAGCTCGTTAAGCGAAAGCGCACCACAAAACGACGTACCTACATGGTCTGCAACAATACAAATTACAGGCGCAATAGTTGAAACAGTTGGCGGAAACGTTGACCCTGTCGTAGCTAACGAACTCCCAGATTTGGAATTAGAAACAGGATTTGATGCCGTAGTAGTTGACTTAACAGATGTATTTACAGATGCAGATGATGATGCTCTTACATATTCAGCAGTTTCGGGAACAGAGGCAACCGCAACCGTTGGAGTTGTTAGTGCCGATTTAACAATTACAGAAGTCGCAGCAGGAACATCTCTAATTACAGTTACAGCAGACGATGGTAGCGATGGTACGGTAGATGCAACATTCACAGTTACAGTAAATGAAGCTTAATGGAAATAGTAATTAAAAAGAGCCTTTTTGGCTCAATTGGATTTAGATTTGATATGTTCGCTTGGGCAAAACTAAGCGAACTTTCAAAACAATCTTTATCAAAACTTAATAAGATGCCTAATGAAGAGATTTTCCCTACATTATTAAAAGCATCAAATATTTCGTATTGTAAAGAACATAATAAAAAGCCGGAAAAGAATATGGCTAAGTTTTTAAAGAATGTTAAACAAGTTGAAATGGTAAGCATTATTAACTGTTTAAATAAATCAAAAATCGGCGGAGAAACCATCGAAGATTTGATTTATAAAAATGCTAAAAAAAAAAGGATGAAAAAGAGTTAACAATTGATATTTTAAAAGATTATGCTATTGGTCAAATGGGATTAAAACCAGATTTCTTTTACCGATTAAGCTGGGGTGATTATGCAAGGTTAACAATACATAATCAATTACAAGATATTAAACAATTAAGAAATACAAGAATAATATTGTCTGGATTAATTGGCGGATCAGAGGCAAAAAAAGCAATACAATTACCAGAAGATTATAACAAAATGATTGACTTCAAAAATCCCACAAAAAAAGAGTGGGCTAAAATAAAATATAGATTGAGATTTGTAAAGGGTTTTAATGAGCTTAATTAGTAATTTAAAAGTAAAATTTAGTGCCGATAACAAACCCTTAGAAAAAGGCGTTAAGAAAGCTAAAAAAACAGTTGGCGGTTTTGGTAAATCCTTAAAGAAAATTGCTGGATTAATGGCAGGAGCATTTGCTTTTAAGAAAATAGCTGATTTTGTTTCAAGTTCTGTAAAAGCCTACGATATACAAATACAAGCCGAGAAAAAACTTGAAAGACAGTTAATATCAAATGGGAAAACATCCCGAGCAACCCTAACAGATTATAAAAAATTTGCAAGTGGATTACAAGAGGTTACAACCGTAGGGGATGAGACCACTTTGGGAATGTTGCAGCTTGCAGAGAGTATGTCATCAATAGATGCTAAAGGTGCAACCAAAGGAGCGATAGGATTAAGTAAAGCGTTTGGAATAGATTTAAATGCAGCTCTTAAAATGGTTGTATTAGCAGAAAAAGGCGACTTTAATATGTTGCAAAGATACGTACCTGCATTAAAAACAGCCACTACTCAGGCAGAGAAAGCCGCAATAGTTCAAAAGACATTAGCAGACGGTTTTAAATTAGCAACAGTTGAAGCGAAAACAGGATTAGGTCCTGCTAAACAATTATCAAATTCTTACGGAGATTTAAAAGAGACAATAGGCTCTAAATTCTTTGGAGATAGCAGTCCTTTTATTAAATTCTTATCAAATACTGTTGAATGGTTTGATGGTATAATAAAATCAAGTCCAGTTGATGATTTAGAGCTGACGAGATTAAAGGTTAATACACTAACTACAGAATTAGCTCTCTCAAACACACCTTTAAAAAGAAGAAAAACAATACTTGATGAATTAAAGAAAATAGCACCCGAAACGGTAAAAGGAATTAATGCCGA